CCAAAGGGTCAAGTTTTGCAGGAGCATGGGAAGGCAAATTCGGTTCTAACGAATACGAGTTTGTAATGGCAAAGGATCGCACTCACGATATCATCATTGACTGGGAGAATGGTCAAACTGACGTAATGTCGGGCGCTCAGATTTATGAAATGTTATTCGAGAGTAACCAGCCATGGACCATTAGTGCCAACGGTACAATCTTTACATACGAAAAAGAAGGAATTATACCTGGTCTGCTAAAGCGATGGTATTCAGAGCGTAAAGAAATGCAGGCTAAGTTAAAGGCAGCAATCGAAGCCGGAAATGCAATCGAAGAAGAGTACTGGGACAAACGACAGCTAGTTAAAAAGATTAACCTAAACTCGCTATACGGTGCAATTCTTAACGCGGGATGCAGATTCTTTGATAACAGAATCGGACAATCAACAACTCTCACTGGCCGGCAAGTTGCTAAGCATATGGCCGCAAAGGTTAATGAGCTTATAACCGGAGAGTACGATCATGTGGGTAAAAGTATTATTTACGGTGACACTGACTCTGCATATTTCAGTGCGTATCCTATCTTAAAGAATGACATCAGTAAAGGGCTTATTCAATGGGATAAAGATACTGTAATCCATCTGTACGATAACATCTCTGAAGAAGTGAATAGCACTTTCCCTCAGATGATGTTAGATAAATTTCATTGTCCAAAGAGTCGCGGATCCGTTATCAAAGCAGGGCGAGAAATCGTAGCTTCTAAAGGCTTGTTTATTACCAAAAAACGGTATGCTGTACTTTATTACGACAAAGACGGGAAGCGTCAAGATGTTAATGGTAAAGACGGAAAGATTAAGGCAATGGGGCTCGATCTAAAGCGCAGCGATACGCCTGAATATATGCAGAACTTCTTAAGCGATGTTCTAAATAAAGTCCTACACGGTGCCGGAGAAACCGAAGTCCTCGAAATGATTAAAGAATTTCGAACTTTATTCAAGGCCAGGCCGGGTTGGGAAAAAGGTTCTCCGAAGCGGGCCAATAACATTACCGAGTATCAAGCTAAAGAAGAAAAGAATGGCAAAACAACTATGCCAGGACATGTGCGCGCAAGCATTAATTGGAACACGCTGCGACGCATGAACGGGGACAAGTATAGCCAACCGATTGTTGACGGCATGAAAGTAATCGTATGCAAGCTAAAAGAAAACCCTATTGGGTTTACGTCAGTTGCATACCCTGTCGACGAACTTCGATTGCCTAAGTGGTTTCAAGAATTACCGTTCGACCACAGTGAAATGGAGTCCGTAATTATCAACAATAAACTTGAGAACCTAATCGGAGTCCTTGACTGGGATCTGATGTCTACGACCGAAGACAACACGTTCAACAATCTTTTCAGTTTTGATTAAAAAGTTCTTGACTAAACAACAAAATCTAAATAAAATATACACTATAACAAGGAAAATACTATGAAAGAAATCTTACAAGACATCGTTTATCACACCCATAACCTAGGCTTTTTAAACATTGTAAAAGTTACTGGAACTGATGAGTCTACCAAAATCGACTCTATGGCCGATGACAGAACGGTGATTATGTACGCCGAAACCGCTACCCCGTACCCAGAACTTAAAGGCGTGTTCGGCATGCCGCAACTTAACAAGTTGAAGTATCTTGTTGACGGCTCGGAGTACAGGGCGGGCGCTAAGATTGAACTCATTACCGCAAGTCGTAATGGCGAAGAAGTGCCCACTGGCATTCACTTCGAAAATGCAGACGGCGATTTTAAAAATGACTATCGGTTTATGAATACCGAAATCATCAATGATAAGTTAAAGACCGTAAAGTTCCGCGGAGTTAACTGGGACGTCGAAGTTGAACCTAGCATTCAAGCAATTCAACGATTCCAATTCCAAGCAGGTGCAAACACCGAACACACTACCTTTATCGCTAAGACCGAAGACAACGCACTGAAGTTTATTTTCGGGGATCAAGCATCTCATGGTGGTGAGTTTGTATTCGCTGCTAATGTAACCGGTAACTTATCTAAGCGGTTCTCGTGGCCTGTGAGCGCAATTCTAAGCATTCTAAAGATTGCAGATGGCAATAACTCTAAGCTTAGCATTTCTGACAGCGGTGCGCTTATGATCACGCTCGATAGCGGCCTTGCTGTTTACAAATATATTATTCCAGCACAAGCATAATGATCACATGCAACAGCATGTCTCCTGAATTAGTTGTGTATTCGTCTAACAACGCGATCGGTATCGGATTAACGCCGGAGGTATCTGCAATCTTGTCATGGGCAAGACAAAAAATGCATGAAGAAGCTAACATGCGTAACTTAGCGAATTCTAATGCTGCCGTACAGGCAGCATTAGACAACTTCAATAAAGCAAAAGAGCACCTAAAAATAACAATAATACTAGCAAACAATGAAAAAACCACCAGTTAACTTGACCCCAGGACAACGAGACTATGCTGTGTATCTTCCGGCCATTAGTTCGTTTTACGGGACTTATATTTCGAAACAACGATTAGAAGAATTTGTGCCTTTAGATCGGATTCCTGCAGATTTTGATAGAGGCATCGAAGGCATGAATTTCTTAAACGCCGAGGAAGGATACTTTACATACAAGTACGGTCTATATTCTGCAGGGCATGCACAATTAGACTTAAACAAGAGCTTAACCCAAGAATCGATGATTCAACAGCGCGATCGAGAAAACACAATGATCCTCGGCGACTCTGGTGGATATCAGATCGGTAAAGGAGTTCTAAAGTTTGATTGGCTCAACTTTGAAGGTCCGGAAGCTAACAAAACTCGTCAGCAGATTTTAGAATGGCTCGAATTAACCGCAGATTGGTCCATGATGCTCGACGTTCCTACATGGGCGTGCGATCACATTCATAGTCCAAAAACTGGTCTAAAAACGTTTGATGATTGCTTAGACAAGACTCGATTTAACAACGAATATTTTCTAAAAAATCGTCTCGGTCAAACTAAGTTCTTAAATGTTCTTCAAGGTAGCGACTGGGATACTGCAGAAAAATGGTATCAAGGGGTAAAAGACTTTAGCGACCCTGCAGTGTGGGGCGATAAGGCCGCAGAAGGGTGGGCAATGGGAGGCGCAAATATGTGTAAGATGGACGTTACACTAAAGCGACTAATCACTCTTCGTGAAGATGGGCTACTTAAAGGCAAAGATTGGATGCACTTCCTAGGAACTGCACAACTCGACTGGAGCTGTTACTTAACAAGTATTCAACGTCAAATTAGAAAGCACATTAATGAAAACTTTACCATATCTTTTGATTGCGCCTCACCGTTTATCGCAACTGCGCACGGCCTCGTCTACACCAACGCGCAACACACTTCAAAGCGTTGGAGCGTTATTATGGACAAAGCCCCAGACAACAAACTCTTGTCCGGAAGCGACATCCCATTCCCATTCGAAAGCGAAATCGGCCGACGATTGACCCTAGGGGACATTTGCTACTACGATACCGGTGTTCGAAAGACTGATACGGAACTAGGTGTCGATGACTCGGGTAAACAGATTAAGTTTGATCCGGAAAATCCTGAGCATTACACGGTTGTTCCTAAGATGAACAAGATCAACAAAATCGGAAGAACAAGCTGGGATAGTTTTGCATATGCACTAATGATGGCGCACAATGTTTATTGTCACATCGTGGCCGTTCAACGAGCAAACAACTTAGTCGACATTGAGCGTGCAAAGCCTAACGGTCGGCCTGATTGGCGTCACTGGAGAAAGCTAAATGCTAAACAAGCCGGCAGCGACGAATATAGCGATTGGGTTCCTCGTAATATTCTGTATTTTGATCGGTTCGTGGAAGAGCTGTTTGAGACTACCACTAAAGAAGATGCATTTGCAATGATCGAGCAAGCATCGCCGTTTTTACGTAGTCTTGATGGTGCTCGCCTTAGAGGCGGAAACGCACAAAACACGTTTACATCGCTGTTTGATATCGAAGATGTTACGTCAGCTGACGAAGTTAATATCGAAGATCCAGATGACGATGCACTGCGGTCACTCGAAGAAGGAGTCAAAGAATGAAACGAGATTACGACACAGGAACATCTGACGCAGATGTTCAGTATTTCGTAGGAGACGAAATCGAGCACACGCCTGCATATGGTATGAAGACGCTTTTCGTATCTGGTGTTCACGATGCTGAAACTATTTTACAGTTAGCCAAGGACTGGAATGTAGAACACATTTATTTCGGTGCAAATCAGAGCTTTAAAACGCACGGAGCAGATGACTACGACACATGGTCTATGTGGGAAAAAATGATCACACCGTGCATCGACCAAAAATATTGGTGCACGTTGGACTTAGATCTTTCCGAGGTAGAAGGACTTCAAGAATCTCATTTGTTAGAAAGCAACTTGTTTATTCCACAAATTAGTGTTAAAATACCTTACATAAAGCATTTAAACTACAATGCGTGTATTAAGATCGATGACATTGATTTTAATAGGACTAATCCTGGAGTTTGGGTGCACAATGTACACGATTTAATGGATCGAAAAGTTTTTACAGACTGGAAGAAGTACGGAAAGGATACTATCATTAAATGAATACGCATACTACCTCTCGCTGGATCTGGGTAACGTTTCAACGGGCCGGGTTCCACTATTACCCGCAGGCAGCGGCCGACCCGTCCTTACAAGATGTTAGCTACCTTGCTAACCGACATCGACATTTGTTTAAATTTAAAGTAAAGATCGAAGTGTTTCATGACGATCGTGAACTTGAATTTCATCAGTTTTTGAATTTTTGCGAGTCTTTATTCGAAACAAATGTTATCGACATCAACCACAAGAGTGTTGAAATGCTAGCAGACGACGTTGCTGCCGAAGTCGTTAAGCGATACCCGAACAGAAATTTGTCACTGGAAGTGAGCGAGGACGGAGAATGCGGGTGTGTGATCGAATATACCAAAAAAATTAGTTGACATACAATAGCAAACTCGTGTAATATTTAACTGTAGTAACAATTTAAACAATCTAAACAATCTAAACAAAGGACAATAAATGGCACTGCCTGGATACATTCAAAAAACCCTCACGATGAAGCCCGAAGTTAACAAGATCTTCGACGATCTCGAAGCGTGGCACGATCACTGTCGGTTGAACTTGATCAACTTTAACCAAGCAGATCTATACCGATCGAAGGCATACAAAGATTGGGCAAGGTCTAAGAAGCGCAACGCAACTGCCTAACAAAAGCCCGGGTAACCCGGGCTTTTTACATTAAAGGATCTATAATGATAGAAATGGATTTCTCAAAGCCCACAATCTGGGTAATGTCTCTAGAACCGATCGAAACTAGATACACCGGTCAGTGGGAAGTGCATATTCCTTTGCTTTTAAAAGAAGCACTGTCCGATAAGTTCAATGTCTGTGACATTAGCGGTGTACAATTGAACACAGCACCGACTCCTGGTGCATTTTTGAATTTCTCCGACACCAACAATTGGAAAAGCTCGCAGCTTATTAACTTTTTAGAAAAGTTTAATAATCGGCTAGTCAAACCAAACGATCATATTCTGTTTACAGATGCTTGGAACCCGACAATCCTACAAGTTAAGTATATGAAGGATTTGCTAGGAACGAACTGGGTATTGCACGGGCTCTGGCATGCAGGTAGCTACGATCCGCAAGATTTCTTAGGTAGAATTGTCGGTGACGCTCCGTGGGTCAGACATACTGAAAAAAGTTTCTTTTATGCGCTTGATAAAAACTACTTTGCAACCGAGTTTCATACCAGTATGTTCTTCAAAAATCTGTTCGGACACGAAGGACCCTCAGAGCATTACAATGCCGAACGCACTGGAAAAGTAATTCAAACCGGCTGGCCGATGGAGTATCTTAAAGATGAAATTAGACGATACAAGTCGGCAAAGGAAGACCTAATCGTATTTCCGCACCGTATTGCTCCAGAAAAACAACTAGATATTTTTAAAGATCTAGCAAAGTCTATTCCGGAATATCAGTTTGTTGTATGTCAAGAGTCTCGGCTAACTAAGACCGAATACCATCAAATCTTAGGCAAGGCAAAAATGGTTTTTAGTGCCAACCTGCAAGAAACTTTAGGAATTTCTCCTTACGAGGGGGTGTTAGCTGGTGCTATTCCGTTTGTGCCCGACCGTCTAAGTTATACTGAGATGTATCCAGAAGAATTTAAGTACCCTAGCGAATGGACAATTAACTACAATGCATATCAATCGCATAAAGATTTGATTGTAGACAAAATTCGCAGTATAATTAAATCATATAACAATGTTGACCTATCTACAGTTGAACAGTTACTAACATCGAAATTTTTTAGCGCAGATAATTTGATCTCGCAAATCGCAGCATATAAATAATCTTGTCACACAACGGTGACACAATTAACTCGTTGGGCGTCAACGACATACGCCATTAAGGAATTTTGTGTACAAGCTCTATAAAATAACTAATAAGATCAACAAAAAATCTTATATTGGTATAACTAAGCTGCCGTTAGATACTCGGTTTAGTCAACATATACGAGCTTCGCAAAGTCCAAAATATCCCATCAATCGAGCCATAAAGAAGTATGGCCCGAAAAACTTTGTCATCGAGTTACTGGCAGAATCCTCCGACAAATCTGTTATTAGCAATCTAGAAGAGCCTACAATTTTGAAATACAATAGTAGGAAAAACGGTTATAATGTTGCTATCGGCGGCTTCGGTGGCAACCTCGGTGAAGCAGCTAATTTGAAAAGAATTTCTACGAGAGCTGCATGGTCTCCGGAATTCAAAAAACAATTATCAGAACAGCAACGGCTCAGACAACTCGGAAAAACAAAGCACAACAACGCTGGAAGAGCAGCTCAGTCAGAAAAAGTCAAAGGCAATCAGTTTGCAAAAGGGCTAGTACATTCTGCCGAAACTCGGCAAATAATTTCTAACGCAAACAAATATAAAAGAAGCACCGAGACTAGACAAAAGATGTCGCAATCTGCTATTATTAATCATAATGGTTCGAGATTCTCCGGCAGACGAGCATCTTGCTTATGCTGCAAAAAAGAGTGGGATATTGGAAATTTTACACAACATATTAAAAGGACGAAAAAATGAGTTTCAACAAAGTAAAAACAGACGCAGTATTGGGTAAAATGATTCACGAACATCTGGTTAAGTGCGGAGTCGAAACACCGGTTGTCGATAACGGCCTTTCTCGAACAGAAAAGATTGATATCATTGAGCTAAAGTTTAGGAATATTATGCAAGCGTTAGGGCTCGACCTCGACGATGACAGCTTAGTCGAAACTCCGAAGCGTGTTGCAAAAATGATGGTTTCAGAAATTTTCTGGGGCCTCGATTACGACGCGTTTCCTAAGTGCACAACTGTTGAAAATAAAATGAACTACGACGAAATGGTCGTAGAGCGAAACGTTAATGTGCAATCAAATTGTGAACACCACTTTGTGGTCATTGACGGCTTCGCTACTGTCGGGTATATTCCTAACGAGAAGGTTCTCGGGCTTTCTAAGATCAATCGAATTGTCGAATACTTTAGCAAGCGGCCTCAGATTCAAGAACGGCTAACCGAACAAATTTATTACGCACTGCAATATATCCTCGAAACCGATAACATTGCCGTTGTAATTAATGCTAAACATTATTGCGTTGCAGCACGCGGCGTTGAAGATACCGGTAGTTCCACTGTTACTTCCAAACTCGGCGGCGTGTTTAAAACTGATCCAGCAGTTCGTGCAGAGTTCATGAACATTGTTAATACCGCAAGAGGTTAAAATGAAAAAACTTGTTATTAATCAGACCGAATTTAAAGGGTTAATCAATAGCCTGTGCCAGCAGATTGCTGTATCGGGCTGGATTCCGGATTATATCGTAGGCATTACTCGAGGCGGTCTTGTTCCTGCTGTAATGATCAGCCAGTATTTTCAAAAACCGTTAGAAACATTAAAAGTTAGCCTGCGCGACGGCGGCGGAACTGAAACCAATGCATGGATGAGCGAGGATGCATTTGACGGTAAGAAAATCTTAATTGTCGACGACGTTAACGATTCCGGAGCAACTATCAATTGGATCATCGAAGACTGGCAAGGGTCTTGCCTTCCGGATCGAAATCGATGGAAGCATGTGTGGAATGAAAACGTTAAATTTGCCATTGTGGTAGATAATCAGTCTAGTCGAGCAAACGTAGATATGGATTTCGTAGGAATGACTATCAACAAAAACGAAGATGACGTCTGGGTTGACTTTCCGTACGAAGACTGGTGGGCAAAATAATGTGGATCATTGATAAAGCGTTTAATTGGGAAATGGGGCATCGTGTTTGGGCGCAGGAGCTCAAGCACACCCATCTGAGCATTAGTTCCGAGTGTGCCTGTAAACACCTACACGGGCATAGCTACACACTTAAAGTATTTTTAAAATCTGAAAAACTCGATCAATCGAGCATGGTTACTGATTTTAAAAATTTAAACTTCATGAAGCAGTTTATCGATACTACGTTAGATCATAAATTTATGATTGACATCAATGATCCTAACTTTGAATTGATTACAAGCATTGACCCTTTAGATCTTCCTGAAAATGTTAACAACTTTACCAACCTAGGAGAACTTGTTACCACATCTATCTATGCGGTTAGCGAGTTTCGAAAGCTTCATTTAGATAGTTTTGTATTAGTCAACTTTGTTCCCACTTCAGAGAACATTTGCGCGTTTCTTAGCGACTACGCCCAATCTCAGCTCAAAGATATTGCTACTGTTTCTGCCGTTGAGCTTTGGGAAACACAAAAAAGTCACTGCCGTTATGAACGATAAAATTCTCGAAGCCCTTGGTATTTTACAAGAAGAATGCGCCGAAGTTATTCAAATAGTTAGTAAATGTCGTCGATTTGGTATTGACGAATTACATCTTAAAGAAGGTATTAAAAATAGAGAACTACTGAACGAAGAAATCGGCGACATTCTTGCAATTGTAGACTATCTAATTGACCAAAATGTAATTACTGTGGGCGAGTTAGAACAAGCAAAGGCAAAAAAGGTTAACAAATTGAAGTCGTGGTCTACATTATTTCACAGCAATCGTGTATAATGTAACTTAGATTAAGGTAGATTATATGAGTAAAATTAAAGTAGCAGAGTTGTTTTATAGCGTCCAAGGCGAAGGCAAGTATGTCGGAGTACCGAGCGTATTTCTTCGAACGTTCGGTTGTAACTTTACATGTGCCGGGTTTGGTATGGACCGAGGGTGCCGATCTAATGAAGTAGAATTTATTGATCCGAAACAGTACCGAGCATACGAGGAACTTCCTCTTGTAACCACTGGCTGTGATTCGTATGCATCATGGCACCCGAAGTTTAAAGAGTTCAGTCCGATGGTTGGTACTACCGAACTTGCAGAAAAGATCTGTATGTTGCTTCCTAATAAAGAATGGAAGGATGAACACCTAATTATCACCGGTGGCGAGCCTCTGCTAGGCTGGCAACGAGCATACCCGGAACTTCTCGACCATCCTGTAATGCAGGCACTAAAAGAAATTACGTTCGAAACTAACGGCACACAACCGCTAACAGACGAGTTCAAAGAATATCTCAAAGGTTGGCGCGCAGCAAGGTATCCGCATGCAGGCGGCGAAATCACGTTTAGCGTTAGTGCGAAACTACCGTGTTCGGGCGAAAAATGGGAACATGCGATCAAACCCGAGGTTGTGTGCGATTATCAAACCGTCGGCGATACGTATCTAAAGTTTGTAATCGCTACTGATCAAGATTTTGCAGACGCAGAATGTGCAATTGCAGCATATCGATCGGCAGGCTTTACCGGACACGTTTATCTAATGCCAGTTGGCGGGACTGATAACGTGTATAATCTAAATACCACTAACGTAGCTAAGTTAGCAATGCAACATGGTCTAAGATACAGTCCGCGGCTTCAAGTCGATCTGTTCAGAAACGCCTGGGGTACGTGATGCATATAACCGAAAAGCTCAGCGAAATTGTTGAGTTAGTGCACAAGGAAATTTTAGAGATGTCAGAAGAAGAACAAAGCTATTTTTTCCGAATGCCATATAACAACATAAGCTTTACGGTTCTGCATCAAGGGTTCGGAATGCATATCCGAAACAAATACAATCTCTGGAGCTTCGATTGGGACCCAGAGATTGTCGACGGAATCGATTATTCTCCGTATCATCCTGATCAAGTTACAATAACAATTCTCGAAGAAGTTTGGAAAAAGGGGCAATTTAAATGTTAAAAGAGTGGCTTTCTCGAGCCCTTGGTCTTGAGAAATTAAAAGAAGAAGCAATTGCAGAAGCAGCCGAAGCGATCAAAACCGCAAGAGAGGCAGAAGCCGCTGCATTAGAGGCAAATAAATTAAAGGCTCAAGCCGAAGTCGAACGCGAAGCAGCTGAATATGCAGCAAACCTTGCAAAAGAAGCAGAACGATTAGCAAAGCTCAGTCCAAAAGAGCGAGCAACGGAAAAAAAGGAACCGTGGGTTGGTGTTTTAGAAACTCATGTTAACGAACAGAACCCCCGAAATGGGTTCTTCGAGCTTGACTGGAACGAATACTTTGTGTTACAATTAAAAACTGCCGGGTACGACGGCGAGTCAGACGAAATGATTGTTGATCAATGGTTCCAAGACTTGTGCCGCGGAGTAGGTGCCGAAGCTGGTGTTGATATGGATAGGCGCGGAAGTGGCTATATCAACGTTAATAATTTAGGAAATGGTAGATCCGAAATCTCGTGATTAAAATAACCGTGAACGGAATAACTGCATCTGATTTTGCAGACATTGATATATGGTGTTTTGCAAAATTCGGAGGAAAGAAACATTTTTTTATACAATCTCCTCCAGACAACAATGTTTGGACTTCGGTGTATTACGTCAATGGTTCCGCGATCTATTCATTCCTTCACTCAAAAGATGCAGTATTATTTTCACTAAAATGGGCAACCGATGACACAAACTTACATACACGTTGACGTCACTTAGCTAATTTAAGTCCTTTATTCCAAGGAGGAGCTGTGCGTTTTTGTGCAGCTTCTTTTAATTTCGCCTTGTGGTCTTCGGTTAACGTTCTTCCTTTTTGAGCAGCAGATGCTCTCTGTTTTTGCTCATCGGATCGCCGTTTGCCCGAGGTATTTGAGACCGGTGACGTTATGAGTCTTGACGTATAGGTAAATAGTCATTGCTGATAGTTCCTTGTAAACTGTTAGAGCCGATAGATGGTGGTACATCGTGATCGGCACTTTTATTTAGTAATTTATTTGACATAACAGACCAAACGCGTTATCATAAACAATGAATAAAACATACATATTAATCGATCTAGCAAATGTGTTTTTTAGGGCCAGGCACGTAGTACGTGGTAGTCTTGAAGATAAAGTCGGTATGAGTATTCATACTGTACTTACCAGTGTTAGAAAAGCCTGGCGCGAGTTTAACGGGCATCATATAATTTTCTGTCTCGAAGGCCGAAGCTGGCGTAAAGATCATTATGCTCCGTATAAACGTCAACGAGCAGAAGCGCGTGCTGCTCAATCTCCTTCGGAAGCTGAGGAAGATCGAGTCTTTTGGGAAACGTTTGACCAATTTAAGGAGTTCGTTATCGAACGAACTAATTGTACTGTTTTGCATAATCCGAGACTCGAAGCAGATGATCTAATCGCCGGGTTTATACAATCTCATCCTCGAGATAATCATGTTATTATTTCAACAGACGGCGACTTTGAACAACTAATTGCGCCGAATGTTCGTCAATATAACGGGGTAGCAGGAGTAACCATTACTCACGAAGGATATTTTGACGAAAAAGGCAAGCCTGTTATTGACAAGAAAACAAAGTTGCCAAAGCCTGCACCTCAGCCCGAATGGGCATTGTTTGAAAAGTGCATGAGAGGCGATACGTCTGATAACATTTTTAGCGCATATCCGAAAGTTCGCACTAAAGGCACCTCCAAAAAAGTCGGCTTGCTCGAAGCATTTGCAGATCGACATTCGAAGGGGTGGGCATGGAACAATCTTATGTTGCAACGTTGGGTCGACCACGAGGGCGTCGAACATCGTGTTCTTGACGATTACACGCGAAATAAACTTCTTTGCGATCTTTCTGCACAACCTGAAGAAATTCGGCAAGTAATTAAAGAAACAATCGATGCAAGTGTTACTGCAAACAAGAACGTAGGTCAAGTCGGTATTCGATTAATGAAATTTTGCGGAGAATATAATCTAGTAAAAATTTCCGAGCAAGCACACTCGTTTGCAGAACCGCTTAACGCAAGGTATCCATCAAATGACAACGAAAGCTAAAGTATTAGTTCCCGATAGAGAATGGATTGTTGAAGCTGGTGGAACGAAACTCGGTGGACTGAGTAAAGAAGAACACGGGTTTTCTTTCTTTAAAAAAGGATACCGTGTTGAGTTGCCGAGCATCGACGAAGTAAAAGCACAGTTCGGCGACGAGCTATTTAAAGAAAGCTTAGATACTATTCGTAACCAAAAACTGATTGCAAGCACTTACAGCATCTACGACTATCCATGCAAGGGAAAACCACATAATCCAGTATATAACATCAAGCAAAGGCTTCCAATTTATGCAAAGAACGATAAAAGCAAGAGTTTGTTTTGTGCCGGTTATTACTTAATTCGATTTAAAAAAGGTTGGGCAAAGGCCTTTTGCCCAAAGTTAATCACTGTAGAACGATATGAGTTCAAAGGACCGTTTAAGACTGAGAAAGAATTAAAACAGGAACTTCAAAAGGTTAACAATGAAACAACTTAATACTTTACCAATTGAGCAATTTTTAGACAAAGCACGAATTGCAATAAACAGTAATCAACGACAGATTATACTCGATTCTAGAGAAGTTAAGGCGTTGTCTGACTGTTTAGCTGTAGTCATGACACGGTTAGCCGGTGCAATTGACAGTCAAATGCGATCTACTCAGGCAGAGCCTCCGACTTTCAAAATTAACATGGACGGCGGTGGATTTAAATAAATAAGGCCTCAGATAAATATACTTAATTAGTAGGAAATCCCTGCTAATAACTATGGGAATATGTATATGAATCTGAGACCTCTTTGGTTATATACACAGAACTCCCCTTTTAAAAAATCACTTTGCACTCAAGAGACAAAATCTCTTGTTCAGCAAAGAGCAGCATTTGGTATGATTACTAAGGGAGAGGTTAATTGTGTCTAGACCAAAACCTACAATATTGTTGGAAATTACTGATAAAAAAACATTCAAAACAGAGCAAGTTCTCGAAGCTGATGCAATATGGGCGGTATTTTACAAAGGAATGCCTGTGAATCTTAAAACTAGTTCGATTCTTGCACAAGAATCCGGACCAAAGTATAAGAAAGTTAGCTTTTCGAACAAAGGACACGCCATCAACTTAGCTGAAAAGCTAAACAAGATGTTTAATTGCAACGATTTTGATGTGTATAAACTTGTAACTGGGGAAAAAATTACCTAATGGACACAAAGATACTACTAACTAAAATATTTTTAGAGGCGCTAGATCTGCCAACTGATGATAAAACAGTTAGTGCGTATCTTCCATTATGGTGGAAAAACCCGAGATTACAGGGTGAAAGAAGCTTTGCATTAACCTCACTAGGGTTTGATGTAATTTCAGGTCAAGTTGGTTTGCATTTTTACCAACTTGACCTGCCGGTAGACCTTAAAATTACCAATCAGCTATTAATATGGCTCGATAGATATATTGATTGCCCGTATTTTCTTACCAAAAAAGCCATCTTTGTCTCCAAAGAAAAGATGGCAGTTCAACTAGTCCTGTTCGGCGGCGACCTGGAAAAATTCGGTCGTGCTAAGTCTAACTCAAAATAATTTCTAAAAACGCTTGACATCACCACAGTTACTATGTATAATAGTGACACTTAGACAAGCAACAAAACAGTTTTTAAACACACTCACTGAAAGGTTAATACAATGGCTGAAAAGATCTCCACCAACCGCACCGTTACCCCTAACGAAGCTATCCGCGGTATCCGCAAGTGTATCGATGTGAAGCGTCCGGTGTTTATGTGGGGCCCTCCGGGCATCGGCAAGTCCGACATTGTGCATCAGATTGGTCGCGAAGAAGGTCGTGAGGTCATCGACGTGCGCTTGAGCCTTTGGGAGCCTACCGATATCAAAGGTATTCCTTATTACAACTCTGATCTTGGCACGATGACCTGGGCTGCGCCGAGCGAGCTGCCGAGCGATCCGAATAGTACCGCAATCCTGTTCCTCGACGAACTGAACTCTGCGGCTCCGGCAACCCAAGCTGCTGCATATCAGCTGATTCTGAATCGTCGCGTTGGCACGTATCGACTGCCCGATGGTGTGTCCATTGTTGCCGCTGGCAACCGCGAGACCGACAAGGGCGTTACGTATCGTATGCCGGCGCCGCTGGCCAACCGTTTCCTGCATCTGGAACTCCGCACTGATTTCGACGACTGGCTCAAGTGGGCTACCTTGAATCAGGTGCACGAGCAAGTGGTTGGCTATCTGGGCTTTGCCAAGCAAGATCTTTATGACTTTGACCCGAAGAGCACTAGCCGCGCGTTTGCTACTCCTCGTTCTTGGTCAAAGTCATAAAGATCTTGCTTGACATCACCACAGTTACT